CTCAAGAGTAGTTATAGCGATACGGTGCGTGTCAGCATTGCTGTGTGGTTTAAGGTAGAAAACCTGCCGACGGGGAACTCAAATGATAGTGTTCGGTGCTTGCTAGGCAAGTACAACGGCGCCTCCGGCGGGAGATCTTTTGCGATTTGGTTGAAGTGGCAGGCGGAGGGACAGGTGGTATTGGTGTTCGTTAAGGGCTACAACAACGGGACCAGCCGTGAAACGAGCAGCGCTTCCAGCTACATTCTGGCGGGGCGGTGGTATCATCTGGGCTGCACCTACGATGATGGTACTAAGGCTGTCCGAATGCGGCTATGGGACGACACGGCTCAAACGGTGGTGGAGACAACCGGAACTCAGGCGCAGGCCATATACCTGAGCACGGAACCACTCTATGTGGGTGCTCTGCAGTCGTCTTCCGTTCAATACCATGAGTTTGACGGCCTCCTCGATGAAATGGTGTTGTTCAACGATATTCTGACGGCCGATGAAATCGACGCAATACGCGCGGGGACTTATGGCAACGCGGCCTGGGCGGCCACGTCCTCCATCACGGCCAACGCCACTCGAATACATGCCGCTTCCATGACCTGGGTGGGTGTTTCGACCGTCACGATTATGACCCTGCAATGGCGGGGTGCATACGTCCCGGCGGCGACTTTGCTGGACCCGTACCCGATTCCGATGCTCTGGCAGTATGCCCAACGGGGTTTGAATCCTGCGGACCCGTTCCAGCAAGGAGTATTGGAATGGTCGAAACAGATTTCCCAATGGTGTGAGGAGCACATGAGCCGCGTCTACCGGGAAGTCTCCCGCATGACGACGGAGAAAGCCAATGATTGGGTGAGTGTATAATATGGGCATAGCCTTGGAAGTGAAGGACAATCCGAGTACGGGACTTGCCCCGAAGGACCGCTTGGTCAAGGCCCTGAAGGACGAGGAAGACAAGGGCATGGCCGTGACCCGCGCCTGGACTTCCATGTGGCAGGAGAACCTGAACTACTTCTTCTCCGAGCAACTGGTGGGCAAGAAGAAGCACAAGGACTGGGACTGGATCGTCATTAACTACATTTGGCCCAGCGCCATGCAGGAGGCGGCCAAGATCACGCGGGCGGAGCCGCAATTCATCTGTGACCCGTGGGAGCCCGGCGATTCCGAGGCGGCGGAGGCGTGGCAGGGCTGGCTCCAGTGGATGTGGGAGCGGGGCCTGAACGACGAGGGCATGGCCCTGGAGCAGCTCAAGGCCATTCTCTGCGGCAAGATCTACGGCTACCGGGTCTACAAGCTGTTCTGGGAGCCGAAGGTCGATTGGGACGATTCCAAGATTCCCGGCCGCTGGCTGGGGGATGTCAAGGGCAAGCTGTGGAAGCCCACCCTGTTCTGGGCCACGGGCGAAGAGAGTATCAACGACGGCTCCTGCGGCACGGTACGCTACGTGGAGTTGGAATATGCCCTCGACCGCTGGCCCGACTACAAGAAGCAATTGCAGGAGCAGGCCGACAAGGACACCGGCGAGATGATGGAAGGCGGCGGGCCGGACATCATCGGCCAGACGAGCGGGCAGGGCTCTTATCCCGGCACCGGCTACGGCGGCATCGACCGTGGCCCGGACGGAGAAGGCAATAAGCTCCTGAACCAAATCCTGCAATCCCTCGGCGCTTCCCGCAAGAAGACGGACAAGCCGGATACGACCAAGTACGTCAAGATCAGCGAGACGTGGTTCCATGATTACACGGAAGACCCGAAGGAGTTCACCGAGCCGGTCCCGAAGGAGGAACTGTTAGCGTCCGGGGCCATCTATACCGAAGGCGTGCAACTGTTCGACAGCATTACCCGGCAGCCTCTCGCGCCGGAGAACTGGCCGAAGCGCGAGCCGGTCAAGTGGAAGAGTCCCCGGTTCCCGCGCGGCCGCTACATCCTGCGCACGGGCGATACGATCCTGAACGAAGACGAGGCGGACCAGGTCTACCAGTACCGGGTCTGGCCCTTCATTACCAGTCCCCACTACGTCATTCCCTTCATGTGGCAGGGCTCCGACGCCGTGCAGTTGGTCAAGACCTGCCAGGACATGATCAACGTGAGCGTGTCCCACCTCGTCAACCACATGAAGCAGTATGGCGATCCGAAGATTGCCGTGGAGCGCGGGGCCATCGACTCCCCCAAGGCGCGGGACAAGCGGCACTTCACCATCGGCGCGGGCGCGGGCGCGATTATCCGGCTGGCGAAAGGCGGGTTGGGCAAGTTCAAGTACATGGACCCGCCGAGTTCGTCCCCGGTCATCGGCTTTTTGTACCAACTGTTCGCCCAGGAGTTCAAGAACAACATCGGACTCCAGGACATCGCGCAGGGCAAGAAGACTTCCGGCGACCTGACGGCCACGGAAAGCTCGTACCTGGCCATCAGCGCCCAGGACCGGATCAGTCTGCAAATGACGCTGGAGCGATTGTGGATTCAGCGTATCGGGCAAATGGCGGCGGAAATCTGCCAGAAGAACTACGAGCCGGAGCGGCTGGTGCGCATTCTGGGGGAGAACGCCATTCCCGGCGTCGTGCAGATTTCGTCCCAGATGAAGGACGTGAAGTACGATGTCCAGGTCCAGGTCTCTTCCAGTCTGCCGTTCGACGCCGAGAAGCGCATCGCCCGGTACATGCAGGCCAACGGCCTGATGCAGGGCCCGCCCAGTCCCATGCTGCCGGAGTTGCTGCGGGTGCTGGAAATCCCCAACTGGCGCAAGATCCTGGAGCGGCACGCGGGCTGGACGGAGTGGATGGCTTTCAACGCTGTCCTGCAAGGGGTTCAGGCGGGCAAGATTCCGCCGGAGCAGGGGATGCAAATGCTCATGCAGAAGGCGCAGGGCGTCATACAAGCGGCGCTGCAGAAACAGCAGGCGCAGGCGGGACCGCCGGCCGCAGGCGGGCCGATGGCAGGCCCGACGCCGCCGCAATCTCAACCTCAACCTGTAGGACAAGGAGTGTGATATGCCAGCCAAATCCAAAGCGCAATGGTCCATGATGCAAGGCATTGCCCACGGCTCGATCCGGCCGAAGGGCGGCTTGACCAAGGGCAAGGCCGCTGAGTTTGTGGCGGGCCAATCCCCGAAAGGATTGCCCAAAAAGGTCAAAGCCAAGCGCAAGAAGAAGGCCCGGTGGAGTGAGAAGATCAAATAGCAAGTAAAGACAATTGAATAAGCGCGGGTTCACGCAAGGACCGGCCGGTCCGCGCGTGACGCAAGGCAATAAGAAGCGGCTGAATAGGAGCCTATTCCTCCTGTTCTGCCGCTTTTTCGTTGCGCCCGCCCGAGTAACCAGTTCGCTCCCGCCGCTAAAGGGTTTTGTGACCAAACAGCGCGACGGAGCGGTTCACCGACTTTCGCGGAAAGAGCCACGGGCTCAAACGCAAGCGGAAAGGATTTTCAAGATGGCAGATCGGGACAAGAAAGAAGAGTTGGAAACCAAGACCGAAGACCCGCAGGGACAGGGGTCCGAAAGCGCTCCCGAGGCTAAAGGGTCCGAGACCAAACAGCCCGCCGAGTACGAGAAGACCCAGCAGCAGTTGGACCAGGAACGCGCCAATCGCAAGCGCATCCAGTCGGCCTACGACCAGGCCCAGGCCGAGAAGGAACAGTTGGTGGAACAAGTGAACAGCCTCCAAGGTCAACTGGGGGAGCTGCAAGCACAGCTCAAGCAGGCTTTGACCAAGAAGGAGTTCCAGGACCTCGCCACGCTGAACCCCGATACGACGGATGTCCCCGCCCTGGTGCAGAAGTTCCAGGCCATGACGGCCAAGGTCGCCGCCCTCGAAGATCGCTCGGCCAAGGCGGAAGCCGCTTTGGCGCAGCGATCCAGGAAGGAAGAGGAAGACGCGCAGGCCAACGCTCACCGGGCGATGGAAGAGGAAGTCTATTCCATGCTCGACGAGGAGTACGGCGCGCAGTTCCGCAACGAGGCGATCAAACTGTCGGACCAGTGGATTGACGACCACGAGGTCGATCAGCCCACGACCCTGCCCCAGGGCATCAAGCTCCTGCGCAAAGCCTACGCGGAAGTGGCCCGGAAGCACGCCAAGCCCGCGCCGGCCAGGGAGAAGGTTTCCACCGACAACGGTCTGCGCGGCCTGAGTCATGCCGAACTGCTGGACGAGGAAGAGTTCAAGCCCGGCACGAACGAGCAGGTCAAGGCCGACATGCTGAAACGAATGAAAGCCGGCAAGTGGAAGAAAGCCTTTGCCACTTCGCCCTAACCACGAAGGAGCCCCCCTCGTGCGGACTCCCTAGAGAAAGTGAGATGTTATGACCACGACAAACGATCTCTCTGCGGCAACGAGAGAACTCTTCAATAGGACACTGGTGAATCAGGTCTATCAGAAGATTCCCTTCCTTGAAGAACTCCAGACCCGCCATCAAGTCACCCATAGCGGCGGCAAGTACATCGAGCAATTGGTGGATACCGCCGAAATCGACGGCCAGGGCCAGGACTACACCGAGAACGAGCCCCTGACCGACGCCAAGACCGATACGCTGGAGAAGCCGCGCTTCCAGTTCAAGAAGTCCCAACTGCCCCTGCGG